TGGTTCCCTTCTGAGTGCCGAACCAGCTGCGACCACTCCCCTGAAGACAATTTTCAATTCACCGTCAATCAGCTTCGCAATCGGTAGCCGATAACCAGAAGGGTCTTCTTCTCTTCCTCTGTATACAAAAAGAAATGCTTTTGAATATTCAGAGAAGTCATCTTCACCGAGAATCTTGTCTGCCTCTCTTTTGGTGAATCCCCATCCCTCTTCCTTATCAGCTTTAGGGAGTTCTTCATATCCGAATAGAAGATGCCGTTTCTCCTGGGCATTACCTCTTGAAGAAAGAGGGTGATCTTCAGGCAATAGATCGGTATCGTATGGTGTTCTTCTGTATTTCAGATTCCGAAGAGCGTACAGAAGACCGTTCACTCTTGCCATCGCCCACTGTTCAGCACTTCCGACTGTGGGGCGTACGCTGGCGGGGTTCGATTCATAAGCTCCGATCCCTCTCAAGTAAGAAACAGCGAGAAGATATTTATCAGTCTGTTTTCTTGAATCGTCACCGACTTCTTCAAGATGCTCTGCGACCTTCTTCTCCAGTGCTTTCTGTGTATTGTCGTTCAGTGAAGAGAATGCTTCTTTCCGATTCTCATAAGTGGAAAGATCTTCTTCAGCCTTCTGAATCCCTTTCGTGTATATCTGTGCCAGAAGAGAGCGAGCATCTTCAGCTGTTTCATCAGTATTGTCTGATTCAGAACCTTGAATATCTTCAGGATAGTCAAGCCCCTCGTATTTGTATGCAGCACGAGGCGAGATTCCATTCAAGATATGCAGCTGAACCCGATTCAGTTGTTCAGTTCTGGCTTCTTGAAGAGCCTCAACACCCGAATAATCATGTTCAAATTGAAGATCTTCTTCAAAGCGTTGTGCGATCGCTGTGAAGAGAAGAGCTAGACGCTTCCCTCTCTTCGTTTGCACACTCCAGTAGTTCCGAGCTTGCTGTCTTGAAAGAGCGTAGTTCGCTGAAGGCAAGCCTAGAACACTGGGAGGGACTCCAGTGACAGCTGAAATGGATTCTCTCGCCATTTCTCTTGCCTTTGTATATTCCATTTCACGAGGCGACAGCTGGAGTGTTTCAACCTTTGAAAGACCAGACAAAACCATCGCACCGCCTTGTGCTGATAATTTCTTGTACTCTGAAGCGATTTCTCTTCGCATTTCTGGCCCCCATATATCAGCGGGGTCGCTCGGTGAAATCAGCACATCTGGCCTAGCTTTTGCTGAAGCATCTGAAACAAGATTCTGTGAATTGATATCAGCCTTCAGTTCTCTAGCGAGTGGTTCAATCGCACCAGTGCCGAGAAGCTGTTCAGGACCGTCAGCCCATGAAGCAAGCCGTCCATGAATAATTCTTTCTGGTGGATATATGACAGATTCTCCACCACTATTCAGAATATAGCCACTGATTCCCTTCTGGTCGGTGGCGACTCTTACATTCTGAGGGTGCAGTCTGACTAGACTGGTGGGCTTCTCTGTCATGCCTAGAAGGAGAATAAAACAGTTCCCTGTCAGAATCAGATCGGTGCACAGCTGTTCTCGAAACAAGAATCCATCAGTCGCACTGTTCGGATTATTCATCAAGTCGATCACAGGGTGAGATTCAATCAAGATACGATCTTTCCCTTTCAACAGCCTCAAGTGAAGAGCTGCGAGATCTTGAGAAGCACGACTGACAGCTGCATATGTGTATCCATGTCCAGCATATGCCGACATGGCTGCCTCTGGTGAATAGGTCGGTCTGACTCCCTGAGGCTGTGCAAAGGTCGCACCATGCTTCTGTTCAATCGGTTTATTTTCAACAGACTGAAGTGCTTTAGTTTCAGCTGGTGCAAAGAAGTTGATAATCTTGAACCATAAATTGTTTTGTGCTTGATCTGACATATTATTCTCCACTTATTGGATATATATCAATTTTTATGGAACTTCGTTCTGATTTCTTCTCTTCTCTTTTGGCACCATACCACTTATGCGTAATCATCCCGACGACTTGAGAATCATCTTTCAAGACCTTTGCATCTTGAAGACCGTCCAGAACTGCCTTCACTAGATTGTCAAGATCTGGTTTCGTCCCTTTCAAGATTCTTTCAGAAGGGTCTTTCTTTCTCATGAGTGAATTCGGTCTTAGAAAGACAAATTGGATTTCAATGAAGACAGGCTCTTCTATTGTCTTGCCTTTATACTGTTGACGAACGAAGATCTTAAACTGGTTCTTCCACTGAAGATAATTTGTCGGCATGTAAGCGAAGCGACCAGCGACTCTAGGTCGGGGGCATGACATAGCCTTCATTTCAAGATTCATGGATATTCGTTCAGTCAAGTCATACATGTTTTTTTCTCCTGGGCACTAGTTTATGTTGTATCGTGCCATTTGTCTGCTTAGAGTCATGCAGATATAGCGAAGAGCATCCAGCCCATGGTCGTTCTGTTTCATCACAGTGTCTTTCTTCTGGTCTGCCTTCCATCTGTAATTTCTGAATTCTTTGATTATATGTTTACAGTTATCATGAACCAGAAGACCCGAATAACCATTTGCATCAAGTGCAAGCCACTTCTTCACATGCTGAATCCCTTCAATAACACCGAGATGCTTCGGTGCTGGTTTATTCGGAATATTACAGTACCGAGCTAGAGTTAATCGTCCATCTCTTGATTCAGGGTCTGCTGAAGTCCATGCAGCTGGCGGATCATTCTTAGAAAGAGCATAAACCATTTGACCGTTTTCAGTGGTTGTTTTCTCAGTGGCGAAATATTCTCTATAAAGATGCAGTTGGTTATTCTTCTCGTCGTGGGCTATCCAGATGCATGCGAAAGGGTTTCTTGTGCCAAAATCAATCCCTCTGTATCGAGGCCAGTCTTCAGGCAGCTTTCTTGATGGAATCACATGGATTTCTCTTCTGAATTCTGAGTAGACAAGGCCAGTCTGAAGAGTGAAAGACCCGAATAGCCTTGATTGTTGAGAAGCATCAGAAAGATGCTGGGTCGCTCTTCGCAGCTTCACTGAAGATACATACGGATTATCAAGGCCAGATATATTGATTGAAGAGAATCCATCAAGCTCGTTTTCAATAAACATTTCATGGGGCCATGTGAGTCCCTTCAGTGGAGTCATGGTCAAGAGAAGTTTTCCACCGTAGGGAGTATCAGCACAGCGAAGAAGCAGCTCTTCAAAAATATCTTTCGGGTGTTCTTCATCTAGCCACGCCAGAGAAATAGCACGAAGCCCACGACCGCCCATGCCTTGAAATTTGGCACGACCAGCATCGGCCGACATGGTTATGATTCTGCCTTTGTTCGGAAGAGTGATAGTCCCTCGCCCCGCCCCCGTCCAGTTCCGAAACTGGCATCCGAGTGGAAGATATTTCAAGATCTTCGGCTTGATATATTCATTTGAATCGGCATAACTGAGGCCAGAAGAAATGACAGTGCTCGGTGAAGGCGGAAGAAGACTCAAGGGAAGATTATTCAGTGTCGCCCACTGTTGAACCCACCACTCTTGCGAACCAGCTGCGAAGGCGACCGCCAGCTGTGCTCCGATTTCAGTCTTTCCAGCTCGGTTCCCTCCAGCGACAAGAAATGCTTCTCTAGGGAAAGAAAGTGGAACTTCAATCTGACTGGTGCGCTGTTCTGTGATCTCACAGGCTGAACATCGCCACACACCAGCGTTCACTCTTTCCATCGGTCTTCCGCACCCGATCGGTCTTTCAGAAGAAGAGGCTAGCCCATCCCAGCGATGGCAATGCGGCACCCATAATCTTGAAACAGCGAGAGGGAAATGCTTCTTGATTGTGCCTAGAAGATGAACACTTCGGACTAGATCTCTTTCACTCTTCACTAGAATCTTCTTCTGTGAGATCAGCTTTCTTTTCTGTCTTGATTATATCTTTGAATTCATTCAGAAGAGTATTTCTCGGAATAAGGGGCACAGAACCGATCGCATTCAGAATAAAGGCTGAAGAGATCGCTATCAATTCAGCCTCTGAAGGGTGAGAGCGACCATCAAGCCACTCTTGAACAGTGGCACGAGTCACACCAGCTGCGATCGCTAGACTTCTTTCTGTGAGATTATACAGAGAAGAATCCAGCATCATTCTCAAGGCTAGACTGAACGTCTTCGGATGATACCGTCTGTTATTATATTTCCATGGAACGAGCTTCATGTTTATTCTTCCTCTATATCAATAACAGGGCCAGAAATAAGCTCTTGAAGTGAATGCTCTTGAATCTCTTCAATCAGAGTCATGACATCGCTATTCTGAACTTCTATGGTTAAATCAATCGTCGGTCTTTCAGGCTCCCTCACATATCCATGTCTTCTCTCAAGTAACCATGCCGCAGCTGCCCACTGGCCTTCTTTCGCAGCTTGAACAATAGAGGCAAGAGAGCGAACAGCTGAAAGAGATTCTGCTTCTTTTACACTCCTATAAAAGTCCGAATATTCACCGTCTTCTGCATCCCTACCACTGGATAACCAGCGAAAAAGGGTTGACTCTGATATGCCAGCATATGAAGCAGCGATGGAATAAGTACAGCCTAGAGTGATGGCTTCAATAACTTTTCGTTTTGTTTCTTTTGTGAACTTGACTGGTGGGGACATAATGATTCCATAAAAGAGCGGGGCACAGGGATCGAACCTGTCGGCTTAAACTGGTCGCTTAAGTGGCACCGTTGCCGCCCCGCTTAGATGGATAAGGTTTTGTGAAAGACTGAAGTTTTCTTCTGGCACTTCTGGAAAGAGGGAAAGCATATCTGTGTTTATCTTTGATTCGCTTTCTGAAGGTCTTCTTTCCCGAATAGGTAATACAGTTCGCTCGGATCGTTCTAGAGTGAACACGAGTTCCATCAGCTGTAAAGAAAGCCCACTTATTGCCTCCAGCGACACCGAGATATAACCAGTTCCCAGCCTGATAAAGGGTTCCGATATGATTCTGTTCAAGATCTGAAAAGCTGAAGATGCAGTTTATATTCTTATTTGTTGCTTTAAATACCTTGATAACAGCTGCGACATATTTCGTAGTCTGGTCTTTCTGTTCACCAGAAAAAGCGATTCGGACAAGTTCACAGCATTCGTTCGGATCGAATCCATACCCCTTGCCTAGATTGCAAGAAGCACCATAACCGAAGATCACACATCCGA